ATATGAAAGTGAATTATTAAGAGCACTTGATGCAGACAATCAAGGCACATCTACTTTTATTTCACCACAAACATTTTATGGAGATGGAGTATAATGGGTAAGTATGCATCAGGTAAATACGCTCTAGCAATTTCTGATAGATCAGGAATGGCTTTTCCGTATGATGAAATGGTTAGAGAATGGAATGGGTCTTTAGTTCATTATTCAGAGTTTGAAGCAAAGCAACCACAACTTCAACCAAAACCAGTTGGTTCTGATCCACAAGCTTTATATAATCCAAGACCACAACCAGAATCAAAAACAAGTTTAATACTTTTAGGTAACAATCCTTTTACATCTGTAATTTATAGTGGAACAACTTATGTAAATGTTTTTTCACAAGATCATCAAAGAGCAGCTGGTTCTATTGTAAGATTTAGAGGACCACCTGTTGTTACTTCTGCTGGACCAGGAGGTGTGTTTCCAATACCAGCTGACCGTAAAAATTTACAAGCTTTTGCAACTATACCTACGTTTGACAACGTCAGTGATTTAAACAATACATCTGGTTTTACAATTGCATTAGGACAAATAGATTCTTCGGGAACTGTTACAGGTGCAACAACATCCGATCCTCTGACAGATCCAATAAATTATTTTTATATAACTAGTACTAGCAATGCTACATCAGGTGGTATATCAGGTGGTGGAGAAAACTGTTCGGCAGGACCAGTAACATTAGGAGTTGTAAACGGATAATGGCATACACTTTAGATAATTTAAGAACTGATATTAGAAACTACACAGAAGTAGGTAGTAATGTTTTGTCTGACACTATATTAGAAAGAATTATAAAAAATGCTGAATTAAAAATTCATAGAGCAATTGATACTGATCAAAGTGTATTTTATGCTACATCAAATTTAATTATTGGTAATAGATATGTAACTATACCAGCAGATTTAAGATTTATTAGATATGTGCAACTTAAAAACTCTGATAATGAACAATTTTTTTTAGAGCAAAGAGACACTAGTTTTATGGCAGAATACTATTCTACACCTGGAACTTCAGCTGTAGATATACCAAAATATTATGCAAATTGGGACGAAGAGTTTTGGGTGGTGGCCCCAACACCTGATAGAACTTATGAAATTACATTGGCTTATGACAAAGAGCCACCAACAATTACGACAGATACAAGTGGCACATATTTGTCAAATAAATATTCAGATCTTCTGTTAAATGCTTGCTTGGTAAATACATTTGGGTACTTGAAAGGACCGCAGGATATGTTACAATACTACCAAGCTGCTTATAATGAAGCTTTAGAATCGTATGCTCTCGAGCAAATCGGGAACAGACGCAGAGACGAATATCAAGATGGTGAAGTTCGGGCTCAACTCAACGTCAAACCACCATCAAGTTATGGAAAATAAATAGGAGAAAATAAAAATGGCAAACGTAGTACCTTACTCATTCGCACAAGAATTGTTAAAAGGAAACCACGATTTCATAAACGACACTATTAAAATAGCGTTGTACAGTGCAGGGTCAGGAGCACCTTATACTGTAAACAGCACTCAATATACTTCAGGAACAGCTAACCAAGTTAGTGGAACTGGGTATACAACTGGTGGAAATACTTTAGGAAGTCCTGTTGTTGCTAACCAAACAAATGTTGCAACTTTGACTTTTGCTCAATCGCAATGGACATCAGCAACTTTTGGTGCAGCTTATGGAGTTATATATAACAGTTCAGATTCTGATAAGTTGGTCGTTGTTTTAGATTTTGGTGGAACAAAATCTTGTTCAAACGGAACATTTACAATCACGTTCCCAAGTACAAGTTCAGGTACACCAGCTGGAACAGATTCGCTTATTAGTATAACGTCGTAATAGGAGAATAAATGGCTTTGGTTATAAATGACAGAGTAAAAGAAAACAGTACAACTTCTGGTACAGGTAACATCACACTCGCGGGTGTTTCAGCTGGACAAGGTAACGTAACTTTTAATAGTGGTATCGGAACAGGTAACACGACTTACTATTGTATTTTTGAACAAGGCACAAACACGTTTGAAATTGGACTTGGAACTTTATCAGGTTCTACAACTCTGGAGAGAACAACGGTTATAAATAACTCTTCAGGCAGCACATCTAAAATTAGTTTTACAGGCGGAAATTTAGATGTATTTTGTACAATGCCTGCAGCAAAAACGGTTTACCTTGATGCGTCAGGTACACCAGTAGGAGCAGCAAGTAATGGTTTTGCATTAGCAATGGCCGTTGCATTATAAGGATAAAATATGGCACAAGATTTTAGAAACGTTTTAGTTAGAACAATTGGAACATCAGATACTACATTGTTAGCAGGTGGTAATTACGATGCAGTAATTGGTATTAGATGTTGTAATATTTTAACGTCAACTATTGCTGTTGACGTTAAAATTGAAAAAGGCGGAGCTGATTACTTTTTAGCAAAAGGAGTTAGTATTCCACCAAACTCTGCTATTGAATTAATTCAAGGTGGAGCAAAAATTGTTTTAGCTAGTGGTGATACGTTAGAAGCCGTCTCTGATACAGCTAGTAGTTTAGACGTGGTTCTTTCGTACATCGACACAATTAGTTCGTAGGAGGAATTATGACGGCAATAATAAATGGAATCCAATATATTGGAGGTCAAACAGCTCCAGATGAATTTATAAAAAATCAAGCAGCAACTATTGATGGTGATCAAACTATTGAAAACGCTGTTCTCGCAGGTCCAGTGACTTTTCCAGGGACCGTAACAGTAACAGGAGTGTTAGTAATTGTCTAAAATAGAAGTAAATACAGTTGCACCACAATGTGGAACTACCTTAACACTAGGTGAATCTGGTGATACGGTAACTTTAGGTTCTGGTGCTAGTCAATCTGGCTTTGGAAGAACAGGAACAGTAAATTGGGATACAACTAAAAAAACAGCTGGGTTTACAGGTGTTAGTGGTAACGGATATTTTATAGACACAACTTCTGGAGCGATAACAGTTAACTTACCAGCTTCACCAAGTGCAGGAGATATTATGGCACTAGCTGATTACGCTGGAACTGCAGGAACTAATGCAATTACAGTTGGTAGAAATGGATCAAATATTGAAGGTCTTGCAGACAATGCAATAATTAATATAAACAGAGAATCAAAAACTTTAGTTTTTGTAGATGCAACTCAAGGGTGGTTACCTGTAAACGATAACGCCGATCCTATTTCAGATTCAAAATTTGTAACAGCAACAGGTGGAACAGTAACTTGTTCTGGTGATTTTAAAATTCATACTTTCACAGGACCAGGAACATTTTGTGTTTCTTGTGCAGGTAATTCACAAGGATCAAGTACAGTAGATTATTTAGTAGTCGCTGGAGGAGGTGGTGGTTATAATTATGCTGGTGGTGGTGGAGCTGGAGGATATAGAGAATCCTCTGGTGCAGCAAGTGGTTGTTATGCTATATCTCCATTAGGTGCAGGTGTAAGTGCATTGCCAGTATCAGTAACAGGATATCCAATCACAGTTGGGGGAGGAGGAACAGGTGCTCCAGGACCTTTTTCACCTTTACCAGTTAGTTGTGCTGTAGGTAATCCTGGATCAAATTCAATTTTTTCAACAATAACATCAACTGGTGGTGGCGGTGGTGGTGGTTATTCAGCAACAGCTCCCAATCCAAATACTGCACCAAATGTTGTAGGTCAAAATGGTGGATCAGGTGGAGGAGGTGGAAATCCTACAGCATCATCAGCTACACCTGGAAATACACCTGCTGCTGGTGGATCAGGTAATACACCATCTGTTAGTCCACCCCAAGGTAATAATGGTGGTACAGGTGATTCAGACAATTCTGCTTGGAGATCTGGGGGCGGTGGTGGAGGTGCTGGTGCTACAGGTAGTAATTTAACACCAAGTCCTTCTGGTAAAGCTGGAAATGGAGGAAATGGTGTAGCAAGTTCAATTAATGGAACGCCTACTTCAAGAGGTGGTGGTGGAGGTGGTGGAACAAACTTAACTCCAGCACCTTCTTCATCAACAGGTGGATCTGGCGGTGGAGGAGGTTATTCAGCTTGTGGACCTCAAGCTGGAACTAATGGAACAGCAAATACTGGAGGAGGTGGTTCAGGATCAGCAAATTTAGCCTCTGGTAGTGGTGGTTCAGGTATAGTAATAATAAGGTATAAATTTCAATAATTATGACAAGTACAATTAAAGTAAATAACGTTCAAAACCAATGTGGTCAAAACATCATTAACGAGAATAGTAATACAATTACTATTGGCGCTAGTGGTGATACGATTGCTTTAGCATCAGGGGCATCACAAACAGGATTCGGTAGAACGGGAACTGTAGATTGGCAGACAGGAAGTATTAAAACAGCCACATTCACAGCTGCCAATGGCGAGGGGTATTTTTGTAATACAACATCTGGTGGTTTTACAGTAAACTTACCTGCAGGTTCTGCTGGAGCAATTGTATCCTTACAAGATTATAATAATACATTTGATTCAAATTCTTTATTAGTTACACCTAATGGTTCAGAAAAAATAAATGGTGGTGCAGGTTCAGTAACATTAAGTACCGAGGGTGAAGGAATAACTTTAGTTTATGTTGACAGCACAGTTGGTTGGAGATCAATTCAAGACAATGTTTTTGCTGATATAGGAAGTAATTTTATAAATGCTACAGGTGGTACAGAAACAGAATGTGGTAATTTTAAAATTCATACTTTTACAGGACCAGGTACTTTTACAGTTTCCGCTGCTGCCGCTTGTGCAGCTAATAATACAGTGGGGTATCTTGTATTAGCTGGAGGTGGAGGTGCAACTTTAGGTGGAGCTGGAGCAGGTGGTTATAGAGAGGGAAGAAATGCTCCAGTAGATAATTTTACAGCTAGTCCTTTAGTTGCAAATGCACCAACAAACGCAATCACAGTTTCCGCTCAAGCATATCCAATTACAGTTGGTAGTGGTGGAGCAAAAAATACTCAAGGATCTACTTCTACATTTTCAACAATTAGTTCAGCAGGTGGGGGTAGAGGAGGTGATTATAACGCAACTGGCGGAACTGGTGGTTCAGGTGGTGGAGCAGGTAGAGATACAGCAAGTGCAGGAACAGGAAATTCACCCCCTACTAGTCCAGCACAAGGACAAAATGGAGGTGCTTCTGTATCAAGTGGTCCTAGTTGTTGGACAGGAGCAGGAGGCGGAGGTGGAGCTGGTGCAGTTGGATCTAATGGCACTGGAACTGGATCTCAACCTAACGAACAAGGAGGTGCTGGAGGTAACGGAGTTGCTTCGTCAATTACAGGATCACCTGTAACAAGAGCTGGTGGTGGCGGAGGAACAACACAAGGACCTAACACTGTTCCAGGAGGAGCAGGAGGTTCAGGTGGTGGCGGTGCAGCAGGTAGAGGAACAGTACCATATTGTGCTGCTTATGCAGCTGGAACCGCAGGAACAGCAAACACCGGAGGTGGTGGAGGTGGTGGAGGAACACCAGGATCATCTGCTGGTGCAGGTGGAAGTGGTATAGTAATAATAAGGTACAAGTTTCAATAGGTAAATTATGAGTGAAATAAAAGTAAATAAAATTAGTCCAAGAACAAATTGTGGTACAGTTCAGTTAGGAGATAGTGGAGACACTATTACAATTCCTGCTGGTGCAACAATCACGAACAATGGAACACAAACAGGATTTGGTAGAACAGGAACAGTAGACTGGCAGACAACTATTAAAACATCAGGTTTTACAGCAGTCAATGGCGAAGGATATTTTTGCAATACTACAGGTGGAGCTTTTACCGTTACACTGCCTGCCTCGCCTTCTGTTGGTGACATTGTTGCAATTAAAGATTATGCGGCAACTTTTGGAACTAACGCTCTTACATTAGGAAGAAATAGTTCAAATATAGGTGGAATAGCAGAAAATTTAGATTTAGCAACTGATCAACAATCTATTACTTTAATTTATGCTGATGCAACTAAAGGTTGGTTAGCAGTAAATGATTCAACAACAAATTCAATTCCTCAAAAATTTATAACCGCAACAGGAGGAACGGTAACTACTGTTTGTACAAATTTCAAAGTTCATACATTTACTGGACCTGGAACTTTTTGTGTTTCTTGTGGTGGTAATCCTGCCGGATCAAATACAGTGGATTATTTGGTAGTTGCAGGTGGTGGAGGCGGTGGAAAAAGCGGTTACCCAAATAGAGAAGGTGGAGGTGGTGGAGCTGGTGGTTATAGAGAATCTCCAGGAGCAGCATCAGGTTGTTATTCAGTTTCTCCATTAGGAGCAGCTCCGGCTGCAGCCTTACCTGTATCTGTACAAGGTTATCCAATTACAGTTGGTGCTGGTGGATCAGGGTCTACAGGTCCAGCAGCAGGTGTTAATGGTAACCCTTCAGTTTTTTCAACAATTACAAGTACAGCAGGTGGTGGTGGAACTACTAGAACTCCACCAGGTGGTTATGATAATGGTAAACCTGGAGGTTCTGGTGGCGGTGCAGGTTCTCAAAATACAGGTGGTTATGGAACAGGAAATAGTCCACCCGTGAGTCCGCCTCAAGGTAATCCTGGAGGAGAAGCACAAAGATCAAGTGGAAGTGAAAATGGCGCAGGAGGTGGTGGAGCGACTGCAGCAGGAGGAGGATCTCCCCCATCTAATAATGGAACAGGTGGTGCAGGAGCAACTTCAAGTATTAATGGCTCACCAACTGCAAGAGCTGGTGGTGGCGGTGGAGCAGGACAAACTGGGTACGCACCTGGAGGAACAGGCGGTGGTGGAGCAGGTGATGGATCAGGTGGTTCAGGTAATACTGGTGGAGGTGGTGGAGCAAACGGACCAGGAGGAAATGGTGGTCCAGGAGGTTCAGGTATAGTAATAATAAGGTATAAATTTCAGTAGTTGAAAGGTAATTAAAATTAATATATAAGGAGAAACATTATGGCACATTTTGCAAAACTAGGAGCTAACGGAAAAGTTATCCAAGTGTTAACTATGGATAATGATAAGATGTTAAATGCTGATGGTGTTGAAGATGAATCAGTAGGTCAACAATATTTAGAGACACATAATAACTGGCCTGCACAAATGTGGATTCAAACTTCATACAATACACAAGACAACCAACATAAATTAGGTGGCACACCTTTTAGAGGAAACTACGCAGGCATAGGTTATGAATGGGACGAAGATAACCAAATTTTTTGGCCTAAAAAACCATATGCTTCTTGGGTAAAAAATACTACGACTGCACAATGGCAATCACCAATCGGTGATGCTCCTGCATTAACTGCAGAACAAACTTCACAAAATGAAGCTAACACAAATTACTGGCATTACGTTTGGAATGAAGACAATCAATCTTGGGACTTGACAGACTCAATGGCATAATTTATATCTGGTGGTGGTATGCAAAAGAAAGTATTATCAGAGCAAGCTTTATATTACGGTGATGTGGCAATGCCTAAAGATTGGGACATTGACCGAGATAAATTATCAGGCGACATTCTACAATCACAAATTCAAAATAAAGAATTTCCATTCTCAAAAACTTGGGATATGTTAAATACTTATATGCGAGATCACATTGGTCTTGAATATGGTATCAATTTAATCAATAAAGAAACGTGGGGTAATATTTATAAACCTGCGGAAACTACAATTCCATTACTTAATATAGATCCTGTAGATTTACGTAATTCACCAGATTTTACATTATTGTATGGTGTTAAAGTTAAGGATTGTATGGTCAGAATCCATTTTGAAGATAACAGACGTAAAGGAAGATCTTGGGATATACCTTTGACTAATAATCAATTTATAATGTTTCCATCAACTAATATGTATTATTTAACTAATAATCAAAAGGATAGTTTAAATTTCGTACAAACAATAACTTATGAATATATCTAATTATTATTGGTATTTTAGTGGTGTATTAACACCTAGATTCTGTGACGATGTTATCGCTTATGCTAACGAACAAAAAGAAGTTATGGCTAGAACGGGTGGATATGGTGAAAGAAAATTAAACAAGCAAGAAGTATTAGATTTAAAAAGAAAAAGAAACTCTGATTTAGTATGGCTCAATGACACTTGGATATACAAAGAATT